TGCATAACCGTCGGACGTTGAACGTCGCCGACAACGTATCCGACGGGCATAGCCGCAAGAATGCTGATAACTAACTTCTCGAGATTATCGAGTGCGCCGGCGTTTGAGTTATACGCAACGGCGGCAGTAATAACGAAATTAATCTTAACCTTGACGTTTGCCTTACCGATAAGAGTTGATTCTAGATAAGGCGAATCTGGCACAATTACGCAAGCCGGAGGAATGACCGTCTCGGGAACGCTTGAATAAACGGAGGCAACGACGCCCGAAAGAGCAGTCGCAAGAGTGCCTCTAACGTTTGTGGCGATAGTTGTAGGCGTTGGCATTATTGCGCCATCGTTGAAACGTCGATGTAATTGCCAAGAAGTCCGATAACACGATTTTGAAGTGATCGTCCCATTCGATAAGGCGACGGAGTAAAGTCTACGCCTTCAATTTGTCCACCGGCAGCCGTTACCGATTGGAAGATTTCGGTTGAGACGATAAGAACCGCTTGTTCGACTGCCTCGGTGTTTGCGTAAAGAGTGGCGGCGTTGGCACCGGATAGATACGCAACGCCAGCCGGTATCACCGGACGGAAGGTGATATCTGCATTAGTAATCGCGCAAGTAAAATAAAAATAAGGTGCAGGATAAGCGAACGGAAGATAAGGAAACGGATCATAATAATTCGATGTAACCGTTTGCGTTCCGTTGAATGTAGCAGGTACGCAACCTGTAACGATGACACTCTGACCGGCGACGAAACTATTAGGCTTTTGAGTTATGTAATAGGCGACATTATTTTGTAAATAAACCGCGGCGACGGCATTTTGATTTGCGGTAAGAAGCGGAAGGATTACTTGTTCCGCGCTTGTAATAATTCCATCTAAATAAGCGTCTGAATATAAGGAAACGGAAACGCCTAGCACGGTGCGAAGTTGTGACGCCGTAACGATACTAGGCATTTCCATTCCTCTCGTCTGCTCGGCTAGATACGGGAGCGCACCTAGCCGATGATTATTTGGATCAGGTTAGATTGAAACGACGGAGACCGCCGGCGAATACTGCCTGTGCTGCGATGTAACCGTAGAGCATGATTTCGATTTCGCCTGTTGTTGGAACATTTGTAGCAAGTTGGAGAGCAGGTGATTCGAAAATTTCAATCGAACGTGGTTCGATAATGAACGCTGATTCGTCGATTGAAGTAGAGACCATGTTTGGATCAACGTAGTAATCAAGTCCAAGAACGTTTCCGCGAATACTTGTAGGAATTGCTGATCCTGCATTATTCATCGGATTTCCCGCGTTATAGATTGGACGACCTGTTGTATCTTTTGCACCGAGTAAGAGTGACCAGATGGAAGTTCCTGAAACGAATGACTTTGCGGTGCGCTTTGTTGCATTGTAAACGGCTGGTGCTTCTGTTGAAACGAATGAAATAATTCCAGCAGAATCGGCGTCTGTTGCAGTTGCTTGTGTACCGCCGGCAGTAATTTGTGCAATTACATAAGCGTCGGTTGCTTGAGCATATGCGTCGCGAAGATTTTGCAACATGATGTCATAGAATGATGGATCTGAACGGTCGAGAAGTTCGACTGAATAGCGTTGGAATCCGGCTTTTTTGATTACAGTTGCATTTACATAAGCAGAAGTAATCGCGGTCGTTCCAGTTGGATCTCCACCTTCTGCAACAGTTGCAGCGGTTGAGTTGGCAGTAATCTTAGGAATTGAAACCGTCATTCCGTAACTATTAAGTGGACGTGTTCCACCGCATGCTTCAATTACTGGACGATCTGCGTTTGTGTGTTGTGCAACGTCGCGAAGATATGAAACTGGAGAGAAGGCTGGATTCGTTGAGAATGAATCATCTGCTGCTTTTACATATTGGCGAGAATCTTCGTTTCCGAGTCCTGCGCGAATTGTATGCTCTAGGTAATTTCCTGGAGTAATGATTGGTGAACGTGGCTTTGTAAATGCGAGAGGTGCTGAACCTAAGTTCACGACCTTCGCCGCTTCAACCGTTTCGGCTGGAGCGTCTGGAACGGTTGGAGTGATTTCCACTTCGTTTTCTCCTTCATTAGTTGGATTTATTTCTTCTGACTCCGGAGATTCCGGATCAGAATTTTCACTAGCCGCGATTGCGACCTTTGCGCTTGCTATTGCTGGATCTGTAACGAGTGAAACTTCTTTGAGTGAACTCGCTGAAATTGTAAGAACGCCGTCGATGTTTTTATATTTATCGGCTAGAACTCCGACACTAAATCCGTCGCGAAGTCCGGTTGAGGCTTCCACTAGCGCGTCGGATCCGGCGGTTGTGTTGCCGATTGAGAACGTGGCATAAATACCTTCTTCATCTTCTTCGTAACTTTTTAAGAATCCGATTGGAGCCTCGCGCTTATGTTCAAGAAGTAATTTCGTACTATCGCCGAAGGTGATTGAGTTAGGAGTAAATAAAGTATTACCGGCAGAAGTCGAGCCGACTTCATTCCATGTCACTATGCGTCCGGAGATTTCGCGCTTTGGAAAGTCCGTAGCGCTCACCTTTATCGAGAAGTTAAGATTCATTGGAGTTTCATTCATCGGATCATTTCCTCTTCTAGTCGGATTTCATCGGACGTAATTGCTCCGATATCGTAAAGAATTTTATAAACGTCGGCGCGCTCTTTTGCTGATCCGCGCAAGTAGTCGTCAAGATCGAATTTAACTTCTTGAGAAGCCGGAACGAAATCATTTGCCATTCCTGTCATTGAAAGACGCTCTTCTATACTTGTCATAATTGGCCGCAAAGAGAAGTCGAGTAGAGATTGTCTGGCCAGAGACGCGTTAGAATATGTCATGCTAGATCCAGATTCCGCGTCTACATAATAAGCAGGAATCCCAGTAACGCGAGCGAGTTCGGTCGCAACGTAGGAACGGGCTTGATTTAATTGTAATTTCTCCGGATCGAAACCGAGTGTTTCCAGAGTTACGTCTGCATTGAGGAATGCGGTTCCGCGATTTCGACGAGCCGCGCCCCATGACTCTAGAAGTTTTGCAATACGATCCGCCGGAAGTGCTGCGCCGTTAGATTTGAGAACCATTGTTGGAACCGGTTCGCGCGCGTACATGACGGCGGCGCGCTCCAATTCTGCTCCGGCTTTGATTGTGCGACCTGCGCGATTAAGAATTCCTTCATCGTTGCCATAGAACACCGCAAGAGATCCGACGCCTTCGTAAGGAACTGGCATTGAATCTACGCAGTAATACTCGATTTCTGTTCCTGTTGCATTTGTTTTAATCGTGACGCGCGTTGGATCTATTCTTTCGCAAGAACGAATTCGATACGTGTCCGCATAAATCTCTTTAATTTGAAGATATCCGTAACCATATAGAAGAATATCTTCGGCTAACCATGCATAAGTCGCAGATCCCGGAACGCGTGGATCGGGCTGACTAATAACACGCGGCGGTGCTTCTACTCTTGCGCCGTCGGCTTTTGTGCGAACCTTAAGCGGAATACTTGCAACACTTGACGAAATAATGTTTCGCGCGCGTGCGCATGTTGGCACGGACATAAATTCAACGCGTGAAGCCGTGATTCCAGCCACGCCGTAAATATTATAAAGCGAAGAGGTGACATTGACCGGAGCGAGAGACGCTTCGATGTCGGTCGTCGCCGGTAGGCTTTGAGGCTTTGTAATAAATAAATCTTTTAGACCCATGCGCAAAGTGTAGAGCGCGCTTATACGCCTAGCCGAAGAGAATGTCTATCTCTGTCTCTGGGCGTGTCGCAAAGTGTGTGCAAAGAGCCGTGGCAACGGCGGCGCAAACTGCAACCGAAGAGGCGCGCCGACCTATGATCCAGCCTCCGTCTCCCATTGGAAGGCGAACGGCGGATAATATTTGCTTGGATAATTCTGCATTTTTTCCGTGGATCAACCTCTTCGAAGTAATTGCACCGAGTAATTCATCGCATGCTTGACCGTAGGAGTTACCGTCCACGTCAATGACGGGAATCCCAGCCGGTTGAAGCCGTGCCGCTATTGCCGCGCTTGTTCGTTTAGAAAATACGACGTACTCCGTTAGATATTTTCTGGCATAAGGCGCAATGTCATTAGCGATTGCTTTATCGTCGAGTGCTATTGGATTGTGCCAAGTGTGAAGCAATTTGACCGTGAAAGTATCGTCGGCATTCTTTTGAGCCGCAACGAGAGCCGCGTCACGGCGATCCGGTGAACAGTCGATTCCGAGCCAAGTAGTTTTTTCCACGTCAAGATCGGCAGTATCGGATCCGCATTCGTCCCATTCCTTCTGAGGAATAGCGCTCGAAATTGTGTGAACCCAGCGACATAAGACTTCGGTCTGCACCACGTCCGGCGGATCATTGAGAACGGCGCGGATATTATCCTCGTGAATTGTATGACCAAGCGCCGGATTACTGGCTATCCAATTCTTTTCATCGGTAATCTTGTCCGAATAGGCAGACCATTCAAAGTACGCAATATCGTCATCGCCTCCAGCCGCCGAAGCCATGCCTCTTTCGCGGAGTTGATTGAGAATGAGAGAGTGCTGATCTCCGGCGTTTGAGAATGTCCAGAGTTGAGGATTC